TTTCGGGCCCTCTCTGTTTACCAACCTTATAACCATCTTGGAGTTGCTATGAAGACTTCTGTCAACGTTGCTATGGGCGTCTCGACCGTCCGTTTCTCTACCACTGAAAGTGGTTGGGATTCAGTACTAATCGAGATTTACCCTCTCCAGGGTGATCTTCGGTTGGTAAAAGTTACCATGTCAGTTAATTGTGAGGAGTACTTTCTTGTTAGTCGGGAGGTTAAGATGAACCTTCGATCAGTCGAAAGACTTATCGAGGTCCTTCATCTCCTCTGGTCTAACGGCCAGAATATCGTTCGCGAGAGCGATATCCCGCTGGATCGTACTTCTTTCCTTTCGCTGATTTAGGTAATTACATGGGTTCATAACTCCCATGTCTGAGATGCGAGGGAGGCTGTGAAACCTTCCTTGCACCTTCTCTCTATCGACTTCGGTCGAGGCAGCTTATGTCGCAGAAAACTACCCCTCGTTCCTATAGGCCGCATACACTCCATGACTTAGAATGGCGCGATGGCGTCGCTCAAAGCGGGAACCTCGTAACGCAATTCGCTCCAGTTTCCTGGAACGATACTGCTTCTTACGAAGATTCTGCTCCTGGGCGGGACTATCGTTACAAAATTCGTAATGGACTTAATGCTTCTACCTCCCTCTCTGCTTCGCGTACTACAGTTGAGAGTACTTCGTGGAACCTTTACCGTAAGGTAAAGCGTAACACTCCGTCCTCCAGCTCGTACAACAAGCAAGAGTGGCAGGTGTTTGGTGATATCTTTCGGATAGCACCATTCACAGGAACGAGCAGTTTGTCTGAGACTGCTGCTCTGAACCAGGCACTGGCACGGTTTTACCAGAATCTGAACGCTATCGATACCAAGTTCAAAGGCTTGGTTTTCGCTGGTGAACTCAGAGAAAGTTTAACCATGATCCGCCATCCTGCTTCATCTTTGCGGAACGGGGTATCTAGGTACCTTACGAGTGTCAGATCAAGATACTCGCGGATACGAAGGAATGCCCGATCCATGCAAGATGCTGTTGGAGGCACTTGGCTAGAGTTTGCTTTTGGTTGGACGCCACTCATTAAGGATATCGATGATGGTATAACTGCCCTCTACACCTCCGACGTTGTAAAGCCTCTCTTTGAGATGGCTCGCGGCTTCGGTATGGTAGAGGAAGGTTCCATTTTTGATTCCCACGTGAGTTCAATCCTCCCAAATACTACTCTGCGTGGTGAAACATGGGAAGAACGTCGAAAGATTGTCAAACTCTACGGTATTCACCGTAGTTTTGGCAATGGAGTAGATAATCTTCACCATTACGGATTTCGACCTTCGGAGTTCGTACCCACCATATGGGAGTTGATCCCATATAGCTTCTTAGTGGACTATTTTACCAATATAGGTAAGATATTGGAGAGCTGGAGTTACCGCTTCATCCAACCGTCATTTCTCACAAAAACCGTAGTAGACGAAAAGGAGAGATATCTCCGTAACTTTACCTGGTCTCGTGCGAACATAGCCGGTTGGACAGAGGAAACTTCGACTTTCCAGCCTGGTACATACAGGGTTTGCAACAGGGTTGTCGGCCGGACCCCGTCCATACCTCTCTCAACTCCTTCACTGGAATTGAAGGTCCCTGGTCGTTGGTTTCAGTGGGCTAACCTTGGTGCCTTGGCCTTACAGTCAAGACACACAAGCTCTGCTTTGAATAGCGTGATCGACGCTCGCGCCGGTCACGTTGTTCCAACAACTTAACTCTTTGGGTGTCATATGGGTGCTTTTAGCCCCGACTTGTCCATTACGGGTGCTGCTCAGACGGGTTTCACTTCACCAACTTATACGATGGTGGCTGATTTTCCGCCCGATGCATCCTCAAAACAGTGGGCTGTTACCGCGCTTGGCGGAACGCAAACTGGTGTTCGTGCTCACGTTGACGGCGATCCATTCACTGCGACTATTAAGAAGGAGAGATACAAAGCTCTCCCGAATAAGAATCCGGTGACTGGGTCTTACGGGAACGTGCCCATGAATCGGACAGAGATCATCGTCAGGAAAGGAATGTACATCGATTCGTCGAACACGATCCGCGTTGGCAATATCCGCATTATTGCGGAATTGCCAGCCGGGTCGCAGGCGACGGATGCGGCGAACATTCGCGGTGCCGTTAGTTTCGCCCTTGGTCTGATGGCTGAAGAGTCATCGGACTATGGAGATACTCTCGTAACCGGCGTTGTAAGTTAGCCTTGCGGCGCTTACTATCTGTTTTCCTGATTGCCGCCGTTTTGGCGGCGTTTGCTTTAGGTTACCTTAGCGAGAAGGACGCATTCTCTAGAATACGCCGAATTCTCCCTGAGGGCCCATCGCAAGATTAATCTCTCTCCACTGAGGTTGCATTTATGAGCAGTTGCTCTCATGCTCTTTTCTCAGAACTATACTCTGATTTGGTCCAAGGGATCGGTGTTGCCTCTGCGGATAGTATCCGTGAAGGTTATGTCGATTGGCCCGGGATGTCTCCTCGAGAGCGCTCAGCATCGAGTCTTTGGTCAAGCCTCTTCAAGAAATTTGAAGGGTCTATGACTTCGGAGACGAAGGCGAAGGCGCTTTCTAAGTTCCTTGCAGTCAATTCTGACTGTGAGAAATGGGAGCTTGAATTCAGTAGGTTTGGTGATGACATACTTGTTGGTGAGTTTTGTAGGCTCATCAGCGAGTTCTGGCATCTCCCATCCTTTACCCCTTTGGTTGAGTCCGACCGTGAGGTCCTCGAGAGAGGTCTCATTGGCCCGGGTGCATCCATTGGTTCTCCTGGTGGTGACTTCTACACGAAGTTTTTCTCCAGTAGACTGAGTTCAACGAAAAGAGTCCTATACGATGAGTATAGGCGCTACATTCGTGGCTTTCCTGAATGGAGTAATGCCGAATCTATTCGGCTTCTCCAAGAAGGTGAGCCCGAGTACGTCGATAGCAATCGTCTTAGCTTTGTTCCGAAGAACGATGACACTTCCCGGAGTATATGTACCGAGCCCGTGCTGAATATGTATTTTCAGCTCGGTCTTAAAGAAATACTCCAATCTCGGCTGCGGGACCTTTGGGGCATAAACCTCGAGGTCCAGCAGTTCAAGAATAGGGAATTAGCCCGAAAAGGTAGCATTGATGGGTCTTTCGCAACGATTGATCTATCTTCTGCTTCCGATTCGATTTCCCTTAGGATGCTTAGGCGCTTATTTCCTCGCGATTTCTGTGCGAGGTTAGAACGCTATAGGTGTCCCAAGTCGAAACTCCCTGACGGGAGGCTAGTAGAGTTACATATGATATCTACAATGGGTAACGGTTCAACGTTTCCTCTGCAGACTATCATCTTCTCTGCTGTCGTATTGTCTGCCATGAGAGTCGATGGATTGGCACCCATCTTCCCTTTTGGCCGTTACGAAGGGAACTTCGGAGTTAATGGAGATGATATCGTTGTACCGAGCCGCATTGCGGCGAAAGTGCTCCGACTTCTCCAACTCCTGGGTTTCACTAGTAACAAAGACAAGACCTTCGTAGAAGGTCCGTTCAAGGAGTCCTGTGGAGGAGACTATTATCATGGTCTCCCTATCCGAGGCGTCTATATCAAGAGACTCCAAGGACCGCAGGACTACTACGCTGTAATAAACCAGCTTAACTTGTTCTCTACAAGAACAGGTCTTCTCCTACCTAAAACAGTCCAATGGCTACTCAAACGAGTACGCTTTCTGCCTGTTCCTCGGTGGGAGAAGGACGACTCTGGAATCCGGCTTCCTTTCTGCGTGGCGAAACGTTACGTGCGAGACACGGACCTGGGAAGTATAAGATACTTCTCCTGGGAACCGGATCCGCCTCCGTGCATTTCGATTCTGCCAGATGGGAAGCTCGTCGTTCCTGATTCGTTTAAGCCTAGGCGATTCAATCTCTCGGGATTGATTATTTCGCTATTACAGGGTTCGGTTAACTCCCATTCGATCTCTCTTATTCCTAAGAGAGTTCGCTACAGGAGGAAGCCACAGGTTGCGCTCAACTGGGATCACCCGCCAGTCCATTTGGACTTTAGGTGGACCCAGTCAGAGAACCTGATGACGATCCGGCTCTTTGCGGGCCGGTTCGATTGGTCACGGTGGGAAACCGTGGCTTACTTAAACTTGTTTAAGTAAGTCCTGAG